CATACATAAGTGGCAATGGAATAGGCGACCAAATCCCCACATTGATTTGCAGGGCGGCCGGATCTTATTGAAGATGTGACCGTGAATAATAATAAATGTCATGCCGTAAGCGGCAAGTATAAAATGTAGGAGCTCCACTTTAATATCGATTTCTTAATGGATAGTAGTAATAGCCCGGGCGCATAGAGCCCTTCTGCCCGTATTGAGGCACTTCGCCATATTCAGTTGAATCTCGATCCGTCGGATGTGTAAACATATCTTCAAGTTCTTTCTCATAATCGTCGGCGATACGCTCATAGGACGCCTCAGTTTGAATAAATTCAGCAATTACGTACACGGCCGCTTGTACAGAGTTAATTGACTTACCCTCTAAAAGAAGACCCTCTAAGGAACGAAAAACGTTACCACCCTGAATACTAGACCGGTCGACGATTCCTTTGTCAGAAAGAAGTTCTAATAAACGGTTCTGGTAATCATATACATCTTCCGTCGCCTCGGTCTTAGGGAAAGTAACCACCTTCATATTATCGGGCATTACCGCAATATCAATTTTCAGGTGGTCCATAATGAGAAGTGAGCCATCGAGGGCTTTGCGAGCTTTTAGTTCTACAGTTGCTTGGGGGCCCCCAATCTTAATTTTAATCATTTGCTGACAGCTCCCGGATTAGTTCTTGTGTCTTAAGTACCTTATTCAAATCGATGTCGGTAAACTCTCTTTTGCGAAAACTTTCGAGGTACTCTTTTACTTCAGATAGTTTAGTACTGATTAGTGGCTCTGTATTTTCTATAGCTACATCATCGACAGCTTTTTTGAGTCGAGACAATTCTTCATTTAAGTATAAACGAAGTTCAAGGCCGTCGTCGGCAAACCCAGTAATAAACCGATTAAGTAAATCTTTTTGTTCCTGCAGAAGATCAGTATATTTGTCATTAAACTTCTTTATAAAGGCACGATATTCTATGTTATCGATGGATCGCATTCCGGAATTGGTAGCGTTCTCGGGTGCGGCGCTCATTCTTTCTATTGTGGCTTGTTCAAAGAGAACCCTCTTTTTAATGGATGTCTTACTATTAAAGATTGCGTTTACTGATGCCAAGCTTTTAAAGTTTGGTACAAAGTTGGACCACGCCTCTCGACCAATTTCTTTATTTATCGCGGCTATTAGCCTCGACTGCGCATCAAAGATGGTTTTCTCTTCCAACTCTATATATGCTCTCTTGGATTCCTCAAGGATCCTTTCAGCAACTCCCTGATTAATACTCTTAGTTTCTAAGAGGTTTCTATACAGCCCCAACTCTTTTAATAAAACACTGTCTGCGGAGAAGTGCTCCTTTATTAGGGCAACTATTTTTTCTTTACGGACAGACTTAGAATCTACAATAGCCTTTGTTAGCTCTCTGGTAAGAGTTTCATATATAAAAGCTGTGTTTCTCTTCTTATTGTGTTTCATCTTTGTCTACCCCTTTACGTTCCATCTGTTCAACCAGACGCCTGACCTTAGTTGTATTCTCAAACATTATCTTTTCGTTATTATTATAAGTAGGTGCCATTTTCTCTTCTAGGCCAACAAGCTTTTTGAAGTCTATTGAGAGGTCCGGGCGGCCGGGATGTAGTGTTCGCGAAGTCAGGCCGGCCTCTGGTCCTTTAGCAGCTCTCGTTAGGGCCCGATTAGTGGCTCCGGACCCTCCTCGGTCGGCGCTGCCGTGTCTATTGTCCCAGGCACCAGGTTTGTGTTTGGCACCCTCATGGCGGGTGTTGCGGCCGGGGTCGTCATCGACGCGTCCGGGTGTGGCGAGGAGTGGCGATTCTTCACCAGCGGGCTCTTCACCGCCGAGTTCTTCGCCGCCCATATCTCCCATGTCACCCATATCTCCCATGTCGCCCATATCTCCCATGTCGCCTAGGCCTCCGCCGCCGGCTTCCTCCATGGCGCCTTCTTCGGCAAGACCCTCAAGAGCCTGCTGATATTTGCGATCATAAAAAGTCTCTCGTTGATTACGGAGGAACTCAGAGTCTGTCATGCCAAGGATGTTGCGAGCAACCCATCTCTTACTGTACACTCCCTCTGGAACACCGGTTGCAGTATCGAACTTGGTTTTCATATATTCAAGCTGTTGCAGTTCGGCGAGGCGAGAGGGATTATTAAGAGTAATTTTGAAAGAGAGAAGATCTTGGCCGCGGTAGCCCAAAGTATAAAGGTGGACAATAGCCATCTTTTCAAGCTCTGCAACCAAAGAGCGCTGCAACCGGTGAATCGTTCTGGCAAAGCGGATATCCTTCTGTGCTAGCGTAGTCTTGTCTTCGTCGCCACCTTCAAGATTCGTGAGGTATGCTTGCGGAATCTTAATAGCGGCGAACAGCTTGTCTCGAAGATATTTCACATCATCGATGTCGTTAAGACTAGAAGCGCCCTGGAGAGATTTGATGTCCGATCCAACACCACCTCGCATGGGAATAAAGTAATCTTCCTCAAGAGATAGCGGGTTGTAACGAAGATCGACACGGCCCGTGGTGGCATCGACAAGCTGGTTGCGCTTCATTTCTCCCTTTACTTTCTCCATGTATTGGGGCACATCCTGTGGTGGAATGTTCCCTACGTCGATGTGGAAAATGCGACGCTCGGGGGCGCGCACAACACGATAAGCAATCATTGCGTCTTCGAGCAGCACAAGCTGACGCCAGATGCGGCGGGCGGGGTCGAGGACTGATGTACCATAAGGAGAATAACGATCGTTGCCAAGAATGCGGAAGTGTGCAACCTGCCAGTTCTCGAAGGTCATTCCGGCGCCGTTCCACTGATACTGGACATAGTTCGGGTTTGTTTGATCCTGTCCCTCTAGGCGCTCAACTTCACTGTTGGGCATTCCGATAACGGATGTAATTCCTAGTTTCTCATCAATGTCGAGATATAAAAAGAAGTCACCATATTTGCACATTGACCGAGCCCAGCCGAAACAGTTGAACTCAATGTTAAGGGCGTCATAAAAAAGAGACTCAAGAATCGTTTTAATCTCATGGTTAAGACAATCAATATTTAATAATCGATCGTACTCGTTAGAGGTCGTCATTTCATCGGCATAGATATCAAGCGCCGACGCAATCTCTGGCATATATTCCATCTGTTCAAAATCGATATATCGTTCAGCTCGGTTCTGGCTGCGGAATGCAGCAGACGTCATCATGTTATAGTTTTGAGAATAGTTATTATCAGAGCGTTTAAACTCTTGGCCGCTCATCGATCGGAAACGGTACCGATATTTATCTAAATTATTACGTCGGTCTTGTCTCGCGACTTGAGTTCGATAGTTAACAATGGGGCCCGATAAGAGACGTGTTAGTCTCTTAAAAAGCGGTGATGCTGGGTTTCTTGGGTTGTGTTCGTTTTGTGCCATATTCTAGTCCTAGCCTTTAATCAAGCCAATATATTGTTCATTAAATCCAGTGGCTTCCTCGGAGCGCTGGTTTTCTTTTGTTACTTTGTGTCCTGTCATACCCGGGATTGATGTAGAAATATTAGTTGATGCTACTGACATACCGCCAATAAAGCTTTTAGTATACTCTATATTTTTTTGACTTTCTATAATCACTGTATCTCTTACCCAACACCCAATCGCAAACGACATTACCAAATCATCGTTGTAGCTTCTCATCGCCTGTGGTCTTCCAGAATGCCAAATAAATGTTTTCATTTCTGACAGCAATCGATTAGAATTGATAGTAATTAGTTTGTTTCTCATAAACTCTTCCATCTTCGCGACAATCAAAGGCCGTGTTTTGGAAGATGTGGTAAAGCCGGGAATTGCGTTTGACTGCCACTGAGCAGTGATGGGATCAATATATTGGTGGTCTCCTTTAGCAGAGTAATATAAGTTAGGATACTCTTTATCTTGCAGTTTTTTAAGTACCGCGAAGCCAATATTGTTGTTTTCTATTACAACCATTGGATTATTGTACTCTCCTGCAACACTATACAAAATATCAGCAAAGTCATCAGGAGTGGGTTTTCCGATGTATTCTCCCACCTGTTTCATGTCCTCAAGCTGGATAATATGAAATGCGCTATTATCTTTACCATCGCCGCGGGCAACGTCAGCTACAATAAGATAAGACTTTTCCGGATCGTGCTTTTCCCAGATCCAATAGTTACGATCAAAGCCTGTCCTATACTTCGGAGCAGTGGTTTTCTCTAGATACCACTGAATATCCTCCGGGTGGATAACTGTTTCACCAGATACATTAAAGTTACACTCGAGCTCTTGTGCAATCTGCCTGGTGGACATATTGCGAGTTTCTTTCTCAAACCACTTTTTGTCTCGATCAGGGTGAACGTCCCACATTAAAGTGGTCATATAAAA